GCTTCAAAACAAACCAAAAATTGCTTTAAAAGCAAGTTAAATTTTATTTCTAAACATTTGACAAAAGGTAATGAATTGATTTCCAATCAATTTAAAATTTAAACTTTGCGGCCGTGGATATACATAGAAGTAGTACCCCTCGTATTTCTTTCTTTTTCAAGTTCATCAATATACTTCGAATCAACATTCTCCATTAGCAAAGTAATCAAGAGGCTTTCCATATTCATTAGCCTCATTTCGTGTTCAAACTGCTCTTTTGGCGTAAGGTATTTTTTCTTCGTATCATAAATGTCTCTCTCCTGCCTTAACGTTTCGCGTAAATGATTTATGAGGTCATCCGGATTATATCCCTTCTTAATCAACGTCTCGGATATGCTATTGCTCATCGATCGGTCAATATCAATTAATGCTAACGTTACTGCAATAGGTAATTTTCACTAAAAAAGTAGTGAAAATTACCTATTGAAAGTATGCTGACATTTGTCTTGATTGCTTTGAAAACTAAAAGCAAAACTCTAATGGCTGAATTCAACAAGCACGTTGGCAAATTTATTGATAAGGAAAAAGCAGAGAAGCAAATCAAGAATTACAAAAAGCTAAAGCTAAAAACAGACAGCAGCTTCTTTGGTTCTGATATCATTCAGGACTTAATTAACGCGCCAGGTGCAATAGGTATACGCATTCATTATGCAATGGATGATGAAGGTTACATGCAGCCTGTTCTTACTGCAGAGTACAATGACTCTGCTCCTGCCAAAGCATCTACTGATCAGTCCACCACTTACGCTGATGCATCTTTAGGATGCCCTCCTTACTGTCCTAAATAGCTTATGCCACTTCTCATTGTTGTACTCGCGAGTAGCATTTTGGTTCCATTGGTAATTGGAGCACTTCGGTACAGAAGCGCTTCAGACTCACACAGAACTTTTTTTGTTCTTATCTGCGCGGCCACTGCCAGCGAGATCTTATTGCTCTACATGGCCATCTCTGGCCATCACAATCTTGCTGTAATGCATATTTATTCGATCATAGAAACGATTTTAGTGGTGACCTACTTTACTAACGAGGTTAAAAATGCTTCGTTCAAGAAAGGAATAATCATGTCGCTAAATATCGTGACCTCTATCGCTGTAATATATGCTATTGTTGGTAATAACTTTGAACAATACCCTTCAATTCCCAGGGCTCTGGATGCATTGCTTATAATTGCTTGCTGCATCTATTACTACTACGAATTAGTTACCATTGGAGAAACGAAAGACCCAACTACAAATGGAAGTTTCTTTGTTACTGGTGGTATCATGATCTATTTTAGCGCAACTTTTATCACCTGGCTGATGATGAAGTATGTAATTGATGACTCAATGTATGTAAGCGCGCTCTATGGCTCACATGCGTGGATCAATGCCTTTTGCAATCTATTTTATGCTTACGGATTATGGATAAGTTCACCATCATTGTCATATCGTTCATAGCCTTCAACGTAGGCCTGGTTACGGCCATTATGTGGTACGTGCGAAAGGTTAAGCTTGACCAGATCAAGCGCCAAGGCAGGGTCGTAAACCTTGCAAAACGTAATGAAGACTTAACCGAGCTCCTAAGAACAAAAGATTCTCTCCTGGACAAATACAGGCATTTGGTTAATAAGATGTTTTAAGCTAAAAAAGAAAAATTACAATCCCACTCCATAGAAATTTTTAAATGAAATGGCTGGCCTATTTTGGCGATTCTCGAAAGGAAGTCAAGAAGGATCAAAGTTCGATGACTACTGAACAAATTTTTTAATGTACTTCTTTTCGACCGTAGAAAACATGAACACTTTTAGATCGTGTCTTTGACGTTCAAGGTAAAATGTATTCCCATCAATTGCTTTGATATTCCATCCAAACCTTGGTACATCGACAAAAGATATGTCATGATCCTCATAGTATTGATCGGAGATAAAAACTTGCTGTCCTACTTTAAATTCGTCAATATTTTTCGAAGATTCTTTTCTCTTTGCCATATGTTCACATAAAGCTTAAAAAATCATTTCCGTTTTTCTTTCGGTAACAAATTGCAGGAGTATTCATCCTCCTGCAACTCTACACCAATGCTTTTACTTTATCAACTTCTTTCGACCCCTTTTTGGCTTGCCACAGATCATAACTGGTCTGCATGTTCATCCACAAGTAAGGCGTATTCCTGAAAGCCCTGCTAAGCTTTAATGCCATGGCAGGAGAAATGCCTGCCTTGCCGTTAATGATGTCCGACAAACGAGGCCTGCTAATAAGTAATTTTTCTGCAGCTTGGGTAATGCTCAGCCCAAGCGGCTCCAAGTAAAATTCGAGCAGAATCTCACCAGGGTGTGGGGGATTGTGCTGAATAAAGTCTTCCATTTATAATTTTCTCTTAATGCGTATCTAAGTAATCTATATCGTAAGCATTACCGTTCGTGAACTGAAATACTATTCGAAAATTTCCCGACACATCAACGGAGTACCAGCCAGCATAGGGGGGTGCTTTTAATTTATGCAGCCTGAATGCTGGTGTATTGATATCCTCGAGTTGGTGTGCGTTGTGGATTAGATATAGCAATTTCTTAATCTTGCTTAATCTTTCCTGAGGTAGCTTCTTGCTTTTCTCCGTGACAAAGAACTCCTGGAGCCCCTTGTGTTTGAAACTTTTGATCATTCTAATGCTGTTTCGAAAAATTCAGAAATTTGTTTCATCGGTATTGAGTTTGTGTTCAAAATTAGTTAATGGTTACGTGTTCCGTAACACAGCACGAATGTAACTAAAAGAATGGAAATTATTCGAATTTTCTTGCCGATATTTATCAAACTTTTTTTGCAACTAGATTTCAGTTGCTGTACCTTTACTACTGGCAAACAAGTATGAGTAAGTTTCAAAAAGCACTGAATCGCCTGTTATCTAGACCCTCCGATTTAACATACGATGAGTTAAAGATGATCCTGACGAGTTTCGGTTATGAAGAAATAATGGGAAAGGGCTCTGGGAGGAAGTTTATCCACTCAGAAACACAACACCTGATTGTTAATTTACATAAGCCACATCCAAGGCCTATTATTAAGATGTACATAATTAAGCGCGTAATTGAAAAACTATTTGAACAAAATTTAATATGAAGAATACTTTAGAATATAAAGGTTATCAAGCCAAAGTTGAATTTAGTGTAGAGGATGATGTGCTCTTTGGAGAGCTATCGGGTATAAATGATCTAGTTACTTTTGAAGGGGACAACGTCCAAGAACTTAAGCAGGCGTTTCACGATGCTGTTGATGAATATTTAGAACTTTGCAAGCAACAAGGTAAGACTCCAGAAAAAGCTTATAAAGGAAGTTTTAATGTAAGAATTAAGCCCGAGACCCATCGTCTAGCAGCTCGAAAGGCTGAAGCACTGGGAATTTCGTTGAACGAATTTGTTGAGAAAGCTATAACGAGCCAAGTAAATGATGAAGCTCCTTCGAAAAACGAAGTTGTAAGTGGGGTTAGATCCTACCCTGAAGTAATTTATGGCGGGTCGTACGTAAAGAGAACAGAAGTACTACAAGTAAAACCAAGGAAACAAAAAGTTGTTTCTATCAAAACCAAATCCGGCAGAGGAAAAGGTTCTGACCCGGAAGATAGAAGAGCGAAAGATTCTGACAGAGAAGATAGAAGATACGCAAGCAAAAAAGGTTAATATGTAAACTATATGTAACCAATCTGCTTCAAGTTATTGATTATCAGAAGAAATAGCACAACTCATAATCAGGGGGTCGGGGGATCGTGCCCCTCTGGGCCCACAGTAAATGCCCATTTTTATTCAAATATGGGCATTTTTTATTTCTGGCCTGTCCGTTATGGCCGACAAAATAGGCATTTTTGGTAGTATACTTGTAACCGTAATGTAACCTTCCGAACGGTTTTATGATCAGTATACGCTTGTACCAGGCAAAAGGGAAAATGCGTGCAGATGGCAAGGCCCCTATCTTCTATGTTCTAGCCAAAGGGTCCGAACGTATCTACATTCTCACAAAAAAATATTTAAAGACAGACTGTTTTGACAACAGTAAAGGACTTGTTCTAAAGGGCGCCGACAATAGCATTAAACTGAACGCGTTCTTTAAAAGGCAGATGACAAGGCTGGATGACATTGTCATTGATTTGTCAAATGAAGGCAAGGAGGTTACGTTGAAGAAAGTAAAGGCGATCTTTACAAATGACCTATCGAAAGACTTTCTCTCCTTTGCATATACCGAGCTCAAGAACCAAAAACATCTCATTAGTCCCAAAACGTATTTAGGTTATTGGGAACGTCTTAACGTCCTCAAGAAATACTGCAATGGCGAATTGCCATTCAAGTCAATAACTTATGAATGGCTTGCTCTGTATCAGCATGATTGTGTCCTTAAGGGGCGAAAACCAAATGGCTATTACCAAGATTTCGCTACCATAAAGAAATTTTGGAAAATAGCTTTTTTAAAAGGTGAAGTTAGACACAACCCTTTTAACAATTTCAAACTAAAAACGGAAGAAACTCAGCGTAATTGGCTTACGAAGGAGGAACTAATTTTACTCAATAACCTTTTACTAACTGATAAAATTACAGAAGCAGTAAAGAACACTCTTAGGCATTTTTTATTCAGCTGCTTTACAGGACTACGGTTTGGCGACAAAAAGGCTTTTAGCAACGCAAACATCGTCAATGATCGTATTTCGTTAAGAACCAAGAAACGGGAGAAGTATATCAACATTGCATTTAATGATCAAGCAAGAGAACTCTTACCTTTTGTCCTGGAGCGTAAATTGAAAGAGAAGAGTAACAGAGTAACTAAGGATCTAAAGTTATGTATGGAGTCCGTTAACATTACCAAACACATAACATACCACTGCAGCCGTCATACATTTGCAGTAAACTCGTTACTATTGGGAATTGATATTGTTACTGTGAGAGATTGGTTAGGCCATAAAAGCGTTACTACAACGGAGATCTATGCGAAAATTGCAGATCAATTCCGAGATGAAAATATGAAGAAGTGGAGCAACTTTTATGGAACGGAAGAAAAAGTACTTGAAGAAATTTAAGGATTGGTTTGTAGGTTTTCTTTTGATTTTAGAGGGACTTTTCGTCCCTCTTTTTTTTACACATCAGCTTCCGACTGTATTCTGTTAAGGGTATCGAGCCCTTTTTGAGTATCCTGTAAATTATTGCTAACCTTTATCCGGTCGATACGTGTATCATTTGATCTTTTGTATCCAGCAAGGTCTTCTCTTGTTGAGCGGGTTTCCTGGATGAGTTCTCTTAAAAGATCATCCGTATTGCCGTTCATGGCACTTGGCATAGGTGATGCCATAGAACCGCGACTCTGATCTCGCCATGGACTGACTGGCCCGCCAGCCTCGAACCTACGCCCCCAATTACTAAATGAATTGATAGCTGAAAGCTGGCGTCTAAAACGTGAAGCACTTCGTTTATTAATAATTACTTCTCCACCTTCAGCTTCGAAACCAGGTTGGCGATTTACAGTGAAAGGCACACCGCCCTGAGCATGAGAAGGTCCGTGGATTACACCACCTTTCGCATACTGTGTAGAATCAATTTTCTTTAAAGCCGCGTTTGAGCGAATCAATGCTGCTGCAGTCAGCGCTGCCCCTAATATGGGTCCTACGATGGGGCCAAGCGTTGCAGCTCCTTGCCATATGGATGAGATTTCAGTAATTAAATTAAGAGCAACCTGCGTTCGCTCTGCTCGTTTCTGTTTGTTTCCATTCTCACGCTTTATTTTAACGAGCTCGTTTTGCGCAAGTTTATATTGTAAGCTCTCTTCTCCATGCAGTTCCTTTGCGCGATCAACACGAGCTTGTTGAGCATCAATATCAGCCTGATAACTTTCTGCGAGTGCCCCAGCAAGCTGGCTTGCACCACTGACCGTGGCCATGAAGCGCTGCTTATCATTTTCTTCTATCTTTCTATTATGCTCAATATTTAGATTGAGAAGGTTTCCATAGATTTCTTGATACTTCTCAGTTTTCTCCTGTCCTGCCTGTTCTAATAATTCGAGCTGTTGTTCGAGGTTGCGGGCCTGTATATTGAAGAGCTCATCATTGAATTGCTCTTCATTAATCTGTCGTGTTGCAAGGGCTTCGAGGACTATTAGTTCTTCATCACGGGCACCATCTTCAATAGTCTTCAGCTGGGCATCAATTCTAGCCTGTTCCTTTTCCTTGTCAATTTTATTCCATTTCTCATTGACTGCAGCTCGCTGCTGGCGACCAAGCTCCTGGGCGGCCACCATACGTTCTGCATAGAAAGGAGCGTTCTCATCAAGCGCTTCAATTTGCCTTTGAAGATTTAATTTAAGCTGGGCGAGATCTTTCTCTCTGCTATCACTCATCGCCTGCACCTGCATATCTTCCAGGTTGCGCAGGTTTGCATAGTAGGTATCCCAATATTTTTTTTGCTCCTCAAGTTTCTTTTGAAGCTCGGCAGCCTCTTTCGCACGTTGCTTATCGCGTGCTTCTGCAGCTTTTGCTTCTTTTGCTTCTTGCTCCTCACGCAGCTTATCGCGCTGGTTATTAATTTTTTCTAGGAGCACGTTATTCTTCCCTTCCAAATTGATGACTGCTACACGATTGTCAGCTATCTTTTCGAGCAAGTCATCATCCAATGTGCCACGCTTTTCATATTCAATCTCTTGCGCTAATGTACCCTCAGCCAGTTGCAATATTTCATCTTCACTAAGCTTTGATTTTTGCTTAGCCTGCATGATTGTCAGGTTCAAGTTATCGATCGCTAATTTTTTTTCTTTTTCAAAATTTTGGATCGCAACTTTCTCAGCTCCTTCTAAAACAGTGAGTCGCTCTTTTTCTGCCAGTGTTCTGTTTTTTGATTGAACAATAAGACGGTCAATACTTGCTTCTGCTTCAGCATTGCTGATTGCAATTCCACGATTACGATCATCCAGATCCTGCTGAAGCTCGGCGAGCTTAACCCCTTCCTCATATGACTTTTTAATACTATCACCCAGCCCCTTAAATGCATCTGATAATTGCTCTACGCCACCAGGAGCACCTGTAATGATCTTCCATAATCCTGCTCCAAAGTCCTGAAACCTATTTGTGAGCTCAGCAACTACGCCTGAAATTCCTCCCAGAATCTGTTCAACCTTATCAACTATTGGAGTAAATGTTTTAAAAAGAGAAATGAGTGCTGCAAGTGCGATTAAGATCAAACCAATTCCTGTCGCAGCGATTGCAGTTTTAAGAATGCCAAACTGCGATGACAATCCACCTACACCTTTTTTTGCCATGCCAAGAGAGTCGCTGACTTGGTTAAACATTGAAGCCCCCGGGAGGTTGCTCCATGCATTCTTTAGCATTTCGCTTGCATCGGTAGTACCTTTGATCTCTTCCTTTAAGTCTTTAATACTACCATCGACTTCATTAAGCTTTTTTGCAGCATCAACAAATTCCTTCGTGCCCTTAGGAAGGCCAGCAACTTCCTTGCGAAGCTTCGCGGCCTCTTTGGTTAATTCTTTTAATGATTCCCCTGCTTTTGCTCCATCTGCCAGCTCTACTTCTATCTTTGCCATCTCCCCGCTCTTAAATCCCGTTAAATTTGTTTTCCTTCTATTGCTGCAGTAAGTATCTTTTGACAATCCGCCTTATAGGCTGCGAATGTTTCAGTATTAAGTTGTTTTAGTAGGTCGCCGAGTTTCGCTTGTCGTTTCCACGGCTTTGGTTTATGCGTATCCCACTTCTTTTTGCTGAATGCAATCGCAAACACTATCCTTTGTTTTATCTGCCATGGAGTAAGATTTGGAGCTCCATTTTTGTAACCTGGTACGGCACCTTTGAATTCCACATTCTCGGACCATTTACTTAGGTCTCCTATGTTTGGAAGTTTTGTCCATTGCGGATTCTTTTGACCAATAAAGAAACCTTGATCTGCATATTGTACAATAATCCTCGGAGCTTCTGTATCGCTGGCCTTCGTGATAAGGAGAGTGGCTGACTCCTCCATCTCACCGGTGCGGCTATACTTTGAAAAGACTTTCTTTACATCAGCTAGCAGACGACTACCATATTCGTTTGCAAGCACATCAAGTTGTTCTTGTGTTAGTTTATGAATCATCGCTGTGTGATTAGTTCTGTTTCACTCACTTGCAACCCGCGATTTGTAAGTCTTAGTTTTATGCTTTTTACAAGAAAGTCGCTGCGATCAAACCTTCGTTTTAGAGTCCAATCAAATTTCAAAAGTTCGCGCAGCGTCCAGTTGACCATTAATGAGAGTGAACGTTTATTCTTGTAGTAGAGGAGCCAGTACTTGTAATAAGTATTATGGATGTACGTGATGTTTTCGTTCACTCCGGATCCCTTATTGATCGTTGCATAAGGATAATTATCTACATGTAATCCCCTATACCAAAAAATTCTCGGTATAGAAAGTTTTGCTCCTGCTAGGCGTCCAACCAAAATACCACTGCGAGTTCCTACAGAGGTTTGTGTTGTAGCTTCATTGGTGATTCGACCTAAGGGAATTTCAATTTCGTGTTCTGGAATACCAATCTCAAAAGCTTCCTCTTCAGATAGCGATCCATCAGCATCTTCTTTTTTAATTAAAAGCCTATAGCCCGTTAGCTGATTATTTGTAGCCTTCCCTTTCCGTCCAGCAATCAAATCTATACTTTGATAATTTCTAGATTTGGCAAGCGGTTCCCGGAACTGCATCACTAATTTGCCCGTATGCTCATTTTGATAAACCGCAAGGTTATATCGAACTGCAAACGCCTTTAAAAAATCAATTACTGTAATATCGGGTACAAGTTCAGACAGGTTAAAACTGCCTCGATAAAAAATGAGCTTGTTGTAAGTCTTAGCTTGAGTACGGTATACATAAGGGACGAAGTCTTGCAAAACGTCAAGGGTAAAGCTGTTATCTAATAACATGCCTTCACAAAATGAATAAAAATCTCCTTCAATATCTGCTTCTAAAAACTCTAATATTTTATCCAAAATATATTGAGTTTTTAAGAAGGGTCGCAGCGAGTGCATCCTCGTGTTGTCTCTCAGCGTTAAGGGTACACCGGGATACAGTGTTGAATTTATTTTTTTTGTCTCTGAAACAAACTGCACGCTTGTTCCGGAGAATAGATTAACATTAGTGGAGTAGTGAACATCTTCAAGTCCATGCATCCCGAAATTTATATGATAGGGAAAAACAAAACGTTTGTCCTCAGCCGTTTCGTTGAAGTGTGGAAGTAAGCCTGCATTCAAATCCGCATAATAATCATCCAAATTATATCCGATATAAAACCAGTAGTTTGGTGTACCTTCTTCTCTTGGGCCTTCGCTGACACTTACTGCGAGCTCTATCAAAGGATCAGTTGACGGGGTATAGCTACTACCGCCCTTTATCCCCCTAGTTATGATCATGCCGTAATACCCGTCAACAGTTTCGGGTGTGCTAGGATCCAATACGGACATAACCACGTCACCACCTTGCGCACTGGCATTTACAATTTGCTGGTGGATAGTTAGAGGTTGGTCGTTTTCATCAACCGTTGTCTGATAACTATTTCCATTGACTGTCACCGAAACTTGCTCATCGTTCTTATTTACAATTACCAGAACGCTCTTCGTGAAAGGCGCATCATTAATAACTATTGTTTCGTCAACAAGCTCGCGGATTCTTTTCGTTTTGATATCATCTTTTAGTGTGCCCAAACCAAATAGAAAATAAGTTTCGATTCGTCCAGCTTCGATACTATCAATTTTGATATTACCCTTCTTAAAAGGAACATCATCGAATTTCAAAATGGCCTGCTTTGGCAAAAGCTGTTGCACATTTTCCATAACATCAGGATGGCTTAACTGCCTTGAATTTTTAGGACTAGATTCTCCACCTGGCAGGCCGAATGGTAATGAGTATGAACCTGGTGTTAGCCTATTTGTATCACCGAGAATTGGATTCTCAAGCGTTATTTCAATAGATGTATCGTTCAACACATCTAAAGGTTCTGATTCATTTTCGAGCCCAATCCCAATCATATTGCAGGCGTGTAGTTTTCGTCATCATAAGATTCTACTATAGTAAAGCGCACAAAGAGCTCGTAGTTTTGATCTTCATATAAATCAAAACTACCTGGATTGATGACCACTGGTTTTCGCTTCCCGTCAGTAACATCAAATACACGTTCGCTCCGAAGCAAATCTTTCATGTAATCGAGCCATGCCTTAGAGGGGAGATACCCTGAAGAAATGTTCGTCACATGTCGCAAGACAGATGCATTGACTTCCATTTCACCATCGAGCGCGCTGTAGGTGTGCGGAAGAAATTTTACTATTGTATCTTTCTCAATTTCCACTCCTTGCTGGCCGCGACCGGTAACACGAATAACTTCATACCCTCCTAGCGAATTCAGAAACAGGAGTATCCGCTTATTGGGTGAGCTGATAGTGTCTATGAAATATGTACGCACTTCACTAATCATTTTATTATTTTGATTTGTGAGATACAGTCTATACTTCACAATGTTTTTTCCAGCATTCACAGTAAGCACGCCACTGTTTGCTGGTCCTGCTGGAATAAGATAAAGCTGTCCTCCTTCCGCAGGAATTGTTGAAACCAGTTTTCGCTCTGCTGTACCGTCGTCGAAAAAAGCCTGAAAATTCAACCGGATCTCGGTTGTCAGCGTGTTGAAGTTGAAGTAAGTAAGATAGTCTTCCTGATTTCGATCAACTTGTTTTTCGACTGGAGCCCAAGTCATAAACTTCCGTGTTGATGGAAGATATTGGTAGAAAAAATTAGTCGCCTTGAACGCAAACTTACTAAGGCCACCCATCATCACTCTATGAGTTTCTGTTTCTTCATACTCGCCGAAAGGTTCAACTTCATCATCAAAAAGAGTAGCAATGAAATGTTTGAAATTTCTAATGCGATCAGTCAACGGTACCATATCAAGTGCATTGAGCGCTGGAGGTAAAGCATGCAGCATATTGCGGAAAGCTTCACGCACTTGAAATGTCACTGCCCCGTCTGAGGCCGGAGGCAATTCTATTTGCATAGAAGAAGCATAGTTGCCACTACCTTCCGTTTCTTCAATCCGGATGTCATCTCGGACGCGGACATTTGAAACAAACGGGGAGTTCCAAGCCGGAGCTGCAGATGTGTTAAAGGTGACAGGATTACGGCTGAACCAGATATTATTGAACAATATCACATTTGTCTCAGGTTCCGGATCTCCATCTGGCTGTGGCTCCGGGTCAGGCTCTGGTTCCTGGCCAGGATCAGGCTCTAGATCTATATTAAAATCTGTTACTAAAATTAAATATTTCTGCAAATCCTCTCTGAATACAACATCAAATGAATTTGCAAGGGCGGAGAAGTTGTATAGTGCCTCTGCCCATCCATACCCAGGGGATGCAGGACTGTCTCTTTTGTAACTATTGCCGCCTGTCGATATCCAGTAATCTGGCCCATTAGCGGTGCTTTTCAAAACATTAGAGATTTGAATCGCAAGGACTCCGGATTCCTTTGTATACAATGCGATATGACAACCAGAAGCATGCTGCGAGTACAGCACAACACGGACCAGTGTAACTATAAGGCCGTCAATATTTAATTTAAGTATATATGTCCCATTGGAGTTTACTTCATATGGAAACGTAACAGTATACTTTCGACCATCAGGGCTAGTTGGAAACGGCACAAATGGTTGTGCAGGTAGTAGCGGAGTGTCTATACCAATATCTCTTTCTTTGTAGATTGTGATTAATGGACTTGTGCCGATGTCATCTCTGATGGTGACACTTATACTACCTGGCTGATTGACGCCATTAATATCGACATATCTGCTATTAAACTGAATATCGAAATTTTCCATTAGTCCCAATCACTTTGATTAAATTGAAATCCTTCTGCATCATTTATCGTAAATATGAATTCGCAGCCTATAAATTTTGTAGATGACAGATTCATATCAGCACGTTGAAACATGCTTCCGTTTACTGTGATGCTTATTTTAGACTCCCTAGTATCTTGAATTAGCCGGCTCACCACCTTCTTCATAGCAGACTCGCACAGATGGTAGTAGTGATCTTCATCTGAATGCGCTTCACTGCTACACGGTCCACCAATCCATAAGATACCTTCCCGACCAAGGATATGATTATCAGTACCAAGATCTTGTAGTTTGGATTTTACAGGTGGTAGGACCCATAGTTTTAATCCTGTCCAGGATTGAGCTTCCTCTTGACCACCTTCAGTATCACCAAAAAGAAAGCCATCAATGAAATTGGCCTGCTGGGCAATAGTATTAAAGTAGCTCTTAAAAGATTCAAAGTTGTTCAGTTCAAATTCCATGTTCTTGTTGGTTTGAAATGAGGAACCCTACAGGCAGGCAGGTAAATAGCTTCTGGATGTTTATAATTTCCGCCTTTCAGATTTCGCCCTATTCGTGCAGCTCTCGTTTTCATCGAGAATATTCCGAAATGTTGCAGCCTTACTGAATTACCGGAGCTGACCTGGTTCTGGATCGTTTCCAGCAAGACGTTCAATACCAGCTCAACATCAGTTTGTATGATGCCAGTGTTGCGTGAAACTTGATGGATCAGATCTCTTCTATTCATGTTGCTTGTTGCGTTCCTTTGCCTCTATTGCTTTTTGTTCCAGGTAGTCAAGAGCATCATAAATTTTTGCGTTGCGAGCCGTCTCCAGACCTTTAAACACATCCGTTTCTGCCAAGTGATATCGCAGGTTCATCCAGAGCGTGCCTGTAGGCACCGGAGGCACTGGTTCTTCAGTTTCCTGTTCATCATCTTCTGGCCTCGGAAATAGAGTCGGACATCTGCTCATTAGAAAGTCGCGGATGTTTGCGTAAGTATGAAGTATAAGAGCTCTTTGCTGGGCGCTCAATTTGTGCGGTATAAGGCTAGCATTACGTTCAATGTGTTCTGGGCTGAAGTAATCAGGATCAGTATAAAGAACAGCCACAAGGGCATTTAATGCGTCTTCAATTTGACTCTCGAGCTCCTTCGACTGGAGTTGAGTGTACTGATGGCTTAGAACACAAAACCGGCTGAAGATAGAATCAGCATAAACTAGCTGATCAAAAATCAGATTATACATGGGAAGACCATCACTTAACTTCGGAGGTGCAAAATTGACTCTCGACATAGTGAAAGTTCCCACTGGGAAAAAATACCACGGCATTCGGAAACCTCCTTTTTTTGTTCGCTGGAAAAAGGTTATCGCATTGAAACAATCAACAACCTGCTCAATGTTCAACTTTGAAACTGCAGCTACATTTTTTCTAAGGGTGCTAAGCACATCGATAATGATAACACCAAACTCCTTAGAACCACAGGCAACACGCATATGCATTTCGCCTAATTCAATCATGTGTAAGAACTGCTTTTGCGAGAGCTCATTCCATGAGGTTTTAAAAAGTTGTGCTATTGTATACTTTTTCATTTTGCTCCCTTTCGAATTTGGATATTCTGATGCCTTTTGATACGCACATATGGATTTGTACTCGTGATCTCGCTATACCATTTTTTACGGCCAATGCGAAACCCCAGAATTCTCTTCCGCTGCCAATAGACTATTCCCTGAAGGGGAACAGTAATGGATATCCGCGGCTTAATCTCATTGCCTTGAATCACACCTGATATAGTATTAAGGCTGTCACTATAAGCAAATACTTTTGCAGGAAGCATGGAGCTGTCAATACTTAAAAGAAAAGTATCACGCAGTGGTAACTGCCATTCTCTGATAAGCTGAGCGGTAGTTTGATTAACACTTTCAAGATTATTAAGTCTTTTATTTACGCCATTAAACTGTTTGATGAATTCCAGGCGTTCTGTATTGATTAACTCTCTTGCATTGCGCAAAGTGAGATCAAGCACATTGCTTTTAGCGGTTTCGCGATCGGCTTTATTCTTATAATGAGTTACTTGTCCAGCATCGTTTTTAATAAACTGTATTACTTGTTCGTTTTCGCGCTGCAGCTTATCAATATGCTTTTGCTGCATGGATAGAATGAATAGAAGAATTGCTACAGCAGTTATTAAGAATATAATGAATTTGGCTTGGCTGATCATATGTAAACTTTTATCATGTCCATAAGCTTGTGAAGTTTTTTAGTATAGTCCGGATCTGTTGCATACCCGGCTTTGTGAATCTCAGCAGCAAACAAATATGGATTGTCCTTCGCCATCATTGCGCTTTTATATCGAGACGAAGTAGATATCAGTTTCGCATGATCCGTAAAGCTCTCCTCGGGAGTGTTATACTTGCGGAACCAGTCTTTAACACGGTACTTCCACAATTTTTTTCCGACCTGAATAACTGAGATTACAACAGGAAATTTTTTGTCCGGGTTGTCTAGGTATTCAGTTGTAAGCAGTAACTGTTCATTGTTATTAACTCCATCGGAATCCTTTTTTCCAAAAAACATATTACCCGGTGCAACCGAGCCCCAGGCACTTTCTAGCGCTGCCTGAGCCATTACAACAATAGCAGGAACACCTGTCTTTGATTCACTGGTTAGGGCCTGTGGGTAATACTTCTTAACAAATTCGCGGGGTGTCATCGGATCCTTTTAATTATTGAAGTCTTTCAAATTTTTTTACAGAGTTTTTAAGATAGTTGAACATCGCTTCAGCTTCAGCTTTCGACTTTAAGAAGTACTCTTCTAAAATATGAAACTCCTTCCTGGCCAGTGAAGCATAGCGATGATGATGTGGGCGTTCAAGCAGAGTTAAAAGCTCATCAAGTTTCTTAAGTGACGGGAAGCTGATCTGGGCGAGTCCGTTGATTCTTCCTGAAATTGGCAAAGGACCTTCATGATAAACTTTATGAATGATCTGCTGAAGTGCCTTTGTCTTCTCATCAAGCTCGTTATGCTGCTGTTGCAGTGCTTCGTTCTTTTTTTCCAATCTTGACTCGTAGTTCTGAAACCTTGAGCTCACGCTTCTCAGGTAAGTCCGGAACATACTGATTGAGATTGCATACGTGACCAAGCCACCAGATAGAAAAATTAGTAATTCCTTTAACCACAACATCCATAACCTCTCCTTCTTACGTTTAATTAATTTTTAATAACTTTTGTTAATTCTTTTTCCATGCGATTCCCCATAGGGTGAACGTTACACCGACAAACAATCCGAGGAATCCCATCGGACCTATCTCAAACATTTTTGCAAAAGCGAAAATCCCTCCGAGGTTCATTGTAAACCAAGCGCACAGATATCCTGCTAAAAAAAATCCAAAGCTCTTTGCATCGGCCCAGTGATAAACTTTGTCTCCATTCTGTATCGCTTCAACTAATCCATCTCTAAAACCTTTATATCGAATAAGTGCGAAGCAGAAAAGCCAAACTATGCCGGCGCAAACCATGTTTAGAAACCCGAGGCAGGCGATAATTAAAATTTGATAGTCAGTAAAATGAGTGACGCTCATACACTAAAATGTTTATCGCTGCAATGGTTGTCTGGTCCCCAAGTGATATTTCCATCTGATGGTTTACTTGCCCAACAAGGGCTAGCAGAAATGAGAGGGAAACTTTGAATATTTTCTGTTAAGAAGGCATCAAGCTCTGCTTCGTCAGCTTCATATCCAAAATCGCCTTCTTTCAGGCTCACCATTAATTGCTTTTTTTCTTCATTACCTGCAGTCTGTTTTTGAATGACAGAGTCATTACTGCTGTACATCATAATGCCTTGAGCTTCTATGCTGATAGCAAGGGATGGAAGAGTCAAGTAAAGTGCTCTCTTAGAGATGATAGGTTCAAGAAGAGCTACCAGTTTCGCGTTTGTATTAGTAAGCGATCCTGTTTTGAGCTGCGTAACAATCTCTTCGTATTGATCTTTACAAATCAACCTTTTAACGTAGCTCCCTTCTATATCGGTAATGCGTTTCTTTAGCCGTAGAAAGACTCGCCTGTTACCTCTGATATCAATGTACTTGCTTGCGACAGATGTCTTATAAACTATACAACCAGTCATTGCAGTATTTGCAATGATATCACCGTACCAGGTACCGTATTTGGTAGGTGATGCATTTTCTTCAAGATATTCAAGAAGCTTGTCTGCAGCAGCATCAGCGGATGTGATATACTTCATCACAAGCTTTGCTATTTTCCAGGCAGGAGCTGGCTGAGAGTTAGCGTTGGACTGCTGTTGTATGCCCAGATCTCCTACTTGCACTCCTATTTCATCAACCATGAGGTACGCAGTATAATACGCGTGCGCTCGTTGGATATAAGGCAGAAGAGCTTTTATGTCAACTGAAAGTTCGTCGACAGTTGTTGCCGTGGTATATGCAGTAGTAAGTTCGTCGTGAAACTGATTACCCAATAGCGGTTTAATAAAGTGTTCTGCAGCATCTAGAATAGAAGGTTTGAGTTTATCAAACTTCATATTCACATCAATGTTGATGTATCTCTTTACGTCTGCTGTGATTTTGAAGAAACTCATGCTGCTTTTGCGGGGCTAGTTGGTGACTGTTCGCCTTCTACCTGAACTCCAGTCTTCGCATTGCTTAGTGTATCTATGAATACATCACGGTAACCGATACGGATATCATCTTGCCAGCGATTAGCACGCGATACAATGTCAAACCATTCAGTTGTAGTCTGTCTTCCGATCGTTGTATGCAACTGTAAATAGAAGTTGAACTTCTCGCGCATGTCTGATCCAGAGCCAACCTGGAGAGAGTTCCCTGTACGAAGTCCTGAAAGAGTAGGATCTACCGCGTGAGCGCTTGTAATCCTAGACGCGGCCGTTGCATCAGCATTTAGCCATGCAGTATCGTATAATTTATTCTCAAGGACATTGATTTTCCAACCAGGTTGAATGTTTCCGTTAGAATCGACAGCAAACTTTGTATAGAAGGTTTTGGAAACGTTCTCTGCACCAGCTAAGCAATCATCAATATCGTGTTTTAATTTTTTCTCTGCATCCGCCCTAGCTTTTAAACAGGCAGCTTTGCCTTCAGGATAATTCTTTTCGGGAAACAGGTCAATAAAATACTGCTCAGGGATCTCAATGTGATACTTGATGTTCACTGCGTTATCAATGTTGGCATTTATCCAAATCGAGATCTTCCTGGAGGTCGCCAGCCAGCGATTGTTTGAATGCCATTTTGCTGTTGGGTAATAATCCTTATCTATACTAACAAGTTGATGCTTGTAAATGCCATTAGGTACTCGTTCATCCAATGGATTGCGAGGGTTAAAAGCAGGAACTTCCTTATAATCACCTGAATTGGGTTTCGGCCATAGTGCACTTAGATAAAAAGCAGGGATTTCTCCAGTGAGAACGTTACGTTTACCAATGCGAACGTCTTTTACTCTCTGCCATTTTACGCCGAGTATCTTGGTATAGTTTGCATTCAGGAGATATTGCACGTAATAGAAATTCCACCACTCATAATCCTGTATACAACCTTGGGTAAAATTGATCAGGTCGTTCCGGTAATAGAATTCTCGAATTTCTTGAGGAAGGTCTTTCACCAACATTGGAGTTTTAACTTCTTCTCCCTTGTCGTTTATAGATTCGCGGTAGAAGTAGATGCCTTTTCCGTAGTGTGCCTTTATTTTAAAATCTAGTGCGCTTGCAGAAGTAGTGTCCTGCATGTTTGCGTCGATTGTATCCTGCGGGTAATTGTTGTTCTTTCCCCATATGGCGTACGGAATGGATGATGTACGCTTAGCGCTGATAGCATCTGGCTCAGTATCTCGCTTTGTAATTTCGATGATGGCACCTGAGGCCATTCCGAAAGAAATCCTATGGTCAATATCAACTACTCCGGTCTTTCTCTCGATTGCCATTAATGAAATACGTTAAGCCATTTTGGCGATTGATAATCCTGGAAGCCATAGATCATGGCCGCTTTTATGCTCTTTGGATGACCTGCTATCAAGTCGTCCAGTAGAAGAACTCCATTTGCTTGAAGATGGTAGTATTGTTTGCCTTTTGGATCGAGTCCTTGTATTTCAGTTTTGGCGTCTTTAGTCTTTTTCCTGCAGAGAATCTCTCTCTTTTCGCCTTCGGCTGTAATAAAGCGAATACCATACGCTTTAACTGTAAGCGTAGCATTGTCTACAGTATCATTCAACTTCACTAAAACATTCTCGATGCTTATCTGCTCCATGATTTTGCTGGAGCAAAGTTGTATCAACAGCTTTTTTTTTCTTAGGACGTGTAACGCATCGTGTGCAAATAGGATCGTTTGCAGTTTTGAAACCTGAAACCCCTTACACTGCAAAGGGTAGTCGCCAAAAAAGTTAAGAAAATGAGGCATTGAGCCACGCTTAAGCCCCGAGTGCTTTACCGTTTTGGCGATTGCCATTTTCAAAAACCATAGAAATGTGAAAAGTTGTATATAAAGCGAAAGAAGGGGATATTTAAGCTCCCTTAACTAATTAGCAATATGATCCTTCAAGTGCCTTCCGTTCCTCAAGCAGTGTATGATGTGATTTACTTAAACAAGTTTGATCTGATATTAGTAGGAATTGTGCTGCTGGTAATAATGGGTTTTACTAATTGGTTGATAACCTACCTAACTAAGAGTGCCGAATACAAGGCAATCAACGAGAACATTGAAGCGGTAACAGAAAAAGTGGAATCAGTAAAGGGAGAAGTGGATCTATTAATTGACCGTAAAAAAAACATAGCTTCTGAGGAACGGCTTGCAATTTTTGCTTACCATGAAAAGCTTGTTTCATATGCGAATTTTGTAACAGGTTCAGCCACTTACGGGACAACAGTAGAGGAACTAGAGGCAGGCATTACTTCTATACGCGCTAGTCATCTTGAATACCTTCACTCACAAAGTAGGCTTGAATTGCTTATTGACGAGGCAAACTTGCATCAAAAGATTGGGGAAATGAATGCTATACTCTTGCGAGGATCGGCAATTACAGGCAAGGTATTGATTGACTTGCAAGTAACCGCAAAAAAAGTCTTGCTCCTAGATAAAAAGAAGGTAGACTCCTCCGATCTTTATTTAGAAGCTCTTAAACAAACCTCCAAAGAACAATCACAACTTCGTAGCAATTATATTTTGGACATCCTGCCGATCTATAAAGAATATATATCGAAGAAAGTAGAACTAGAAGGAATAATACGGCCACTGCTAAAGGGATCATTATGACCTTCTATCTTCCGCCGAACGATACAGGACTGCTATAAGCTCTCTCCTGGACGCGACCTTTAAAGCCCCACCACAATCGGTAATCATGAGCATCGGTTCCATGAGTGGCGTGAGCCTGGTTCAACAATCTGTTTCGTTCGCTTGATTTGTCTTTCTTGCTGTCAATCATTGGAGCGCTCTCAAGGGCTATCCGAAGATCCTTACAGTTATTGGCATTGTATCGAAGTATCGGCAAGCGCTCGTCTTTCTCCTTATGCATTATGCTAATTAGGTTGTGTCTACCTAGGTGACTTGCGTCACCTAGCGCTTCCCTTATCACCTGCCAGCCGCGCTTCTCAAGGATATCAGAAAACTCATCGAAGTACGTCAGCTTGCTATTGGCTTCTCTTTTGTCTCCGGACTTGTCACCATACTGATGGACCACTTTACGCTGATGATGCTCATAGTAATCACAAAATTTGCCGGCCAGGTCCTGTAGAATATTTGGGTGACTAACATGCATAAAATTTATAAAGCGCACGGTGTTTTGATTATTAAACCAAGGATCCTGCTCCCACTCCTGGTCAATAGTTAAACAGTTGAAAGCTCCAAAGTCGTGGGAGATATTTAACGGCTTTTTAGGATCACAATCTTTATCCCATCTGCTATCTCGTTTTACATTGGGAAGTTCGAAGCCGTATTGATCAGTAAAGTTGTAATCGATGCTATCCGTATACCAATGTTTATCACCTAGCGATGGATAGAATAAGCTACCGAGTTGCTTGATGTAATGACTCATCACTTCAACCAGGTACGTCAGTGGCTCATCTCGTTTCTTCCATCCGTTAAGTACTTTGTCAGTGATGATCTTTCTATTGTGCCAGCTTGTACCCGTTGCGAAGTAGATATTGTTAGCAGGATCTTGAGCGAGTATCTTACGTTCCATCAGCCACTTTCCAGAGGTACCATATGGCATTGATGTAGTAAAGACTTGTGTAAGATGTCCAGGTTTGTCTTGAAGCATCATGTGAGATCCGCGAACAGTTTTATCTGCTATACGCAGATACTTTATGCGATCAATTAAAAGAGCTTCATCTGTAATAGACCAATCATTATTACCACCGCGCATAAGTTCCGGACGGTCCATGGATCCAAGGATGATGGTAGTACCATTCCACCAACTGATGACGTTCTCGTATCGATCAGGTTTTTGATAAGGTGAAGCAAAATGAGCAGGTGGTTTTTTTCCTACAACGTAATCACCATCCTTTCCATCCCATTCCTTGTAACCGAACCACTCCCAGGCAGATTTCATCGGTGCCAGCGAATTGATCAAAATTTGTGTGTATGTAGGACCTAACAACAGCCCACGAGATCTAGGCATGCTCGCCACATAAATCATCACTAGTACTCCGTTCACAAACGACTTACCGAACGCGCGGCCAGCGACCAGGATCTTCTCCAGCTGAGTCGCCATCAAAAAAAGCATTGCTACGGGATTGAGGTAGAAATTCTTTTTAACAGGCCTCAGTCCTTTTATCATTACGAAGGTTCTTCAGTATATTCTACATCTATGGTGACACCTTTCATCAGCTCATCAGCCTGAGCTTTCAGAGTTGCTTCATCCGAATTGAAGTTGATTGTGATCGCGGGCCTTGGCAATTGTGTCTTAATATCGTCTTCGAGGCCATTCACTGCATTGAATCTTCTTGTAAGCTGATTGATTGCCTTTGCAGCTTCAATCTTGTCTATCGTGGATCCTGTATCAGAAATGGATTTCATCATTTCAATTTGCTCGAGCAAGACTGCGCTGATTCGCGCCTTCTCGAATACTGCAGTGCTCAGACGTGGATCGCCATATAAAGCCTTTGCACGTCTGATATCATCGTAAGCTGTGCGTTCTGAAATCTGCATGAAATTATCCTTGCACCATTGCATATGGGCCTTCACAGCTTTGCGATCATTTAACACTTTTCCGGTAAGAAGATCCCACGTGTTTGATAAGCGTCTCAGCATATCTTCCTCGTGATCTGTTAGCTCTACCGGTTTCTTAGGATCATAGAGAAATTTCCAAATATGATCAAATGCTGAATCCTTTATCAGTTTTGCTTCGCGCAGCGTAAGCGCTTGTGTAACGGGTTGCGATTTTTCAAAGCCTCCTTGGTAAACTGGGAGTGCCGAGCTGATTGGCTCAGGATTAACCGAAGCTATCTTTACACTGGAAAGCAACAGCTGTTCCTTCTTTTTCCTGCTCATGCTTTGCCTATTAGTTTTGCAATCTGTTCACTGATTACGTGATATTCAGCTTCAGCCCGTTCCATCTCTTCTTGCCACTTCGTTGGCCTGTTAGGATTCTTTGCCTGACCTGCTTGAATTTTCTTTTTAAGCTTGCTGCGAAGGTCAACGTTGTTCCTGCGTTTTTCCTTGAGGTTGAGAAGATCAGCGTTGTTATTCGCTGCATCGGGTCCAGGAAGCTGGCCATGCTGGTCGGCATAACGCGCACGCTCGAATAGCTCACGCTCTGCCTGCTGCAGTGTGGTGATCTTCTTATAGTGTTCTGTCAACTCTGCCTTTGTTGCTCCATCTTCAGCCATTCGCCATATCTGGGAACTAAGCTTTTTCCTCTCCAGCTTTTGAGTATGGTATTCGGACCAGCACTTGTTAACCAAGTCAGACTTTACACCGTCTTTAACAGCTTGTATCACTGTCGCCACGGCTATCTCCTTTTCAAGTACAATATCAGGTTTGCTTTGTACGGTAATTTGTTGTCGTGTAGCACAAATTTGTTCCGTTTTATTACCTGGGAGAATGATCTTAATCTTCGGCTTCTCTTGCTTTTGCTCACGTGCCTTCTGGAGCGTTTCCTTAACATTGATACTGATCATGATGCAAACCTACTTTTTGGCAATCGCCAATTTTAGGACGTACATTTTGTCTCCCTGGTGACCTCATTGGTTTTTATACTCTACGGTTGAAAATAAATTAAAACAAAAAAAGCCCCGAACTCCCTCGGGGCTTTTTACCTTCTAGTCAAACGTGGCTTAATCCGTTTTTTCTTTAAAATTTAGTCAGTCAAAAGCGGCACCGAACCAGTATAAAATAAAGGTGCGTGTGGCGCATTAGCCGTAAATTGAAATGTCTTTCCCTTTAAATCTGCTTTGGCTGCACCGCTTGTTCCGTTGCTTCCAGTCATGTATGCTGGTAGCTCTGCCGATAAGACAGTAGTAGCGGGATTGAGTCTGCAAAGCCCAATGACTCTCATTCTTCCGCGTGTATCAGGTATTAATAAAACGCATGGTGTGTTCATCGCCTGAGCTTCAAATTCAGCTACCGCTTCCTCGTCACCAGGGTAGAAACATTCATACACGTTTTCCTTGCTCTTGCCGTCTGTTTCACCAATCGTGTTATCGTCGATCTTGTTCTTGTTAGGAGTACTGTAGATTTCAATGAAACCTTTTCCTTCCAATGCTATGATGTTCGCTATAACATTTAATTTTCCAATAGCAGAAAGAGCGGGCAAAACTCCGAGATCTGCAACTGGCATCCAGTATGCTCTCATTAAAAGCCCACCCATGTTCTGCTTACCGTCCCACTTTAAATCTGTGTAAGCCATTATTTGCCTCCTTCCTCTTTCACTTCCACTTCCTCGATCACTGTTGCGCCAATCTCTACAAGCTCCGCTAGTAGGACAGCATCTTTTAAAGCATCCGCTGCTTTCACCACTTCGCCATTATAGATGAATTGAGGTAACGTAAACCTGTAGTGTTTGCCATCAGCCTGAAATGGTTCGCTCGGCGTTTCGAGTTTTTCTCTTTTAGCATCTACTGCTATCGAAGACTTATTTTTAATTGACATTTTTTAATCTCCTTTTCGATTATGCTCTTTCAATTTATACTTGATCGTTAACGGCTAAGCCGCGAGCGTGAATTTCTTTGAACTCAACTCCAGACTTGAAATCAATAAGAACTTTCAGTTTGCGATCAGCCTTCTGAATGTCAACTGAGTAACCACTTGTTGAATCAGTACCATATACAAAGTTATCAGCCTTTGTTGTTACCAAGCGCTGTGAAGAACCGAAACCAGGTTCTGCAACGAGCTCGCAATTAGTACCATCTATCTGGACGCGTTTCTTAATCGGCTGTCCATTGTAATCTGTGTTGCTGCCAAAATCCAACCGATACTTTCTGCAGTACCAAGTGAAGATCGTTGAGTTGCATTTCATGATGGTAGGTACACCTTTGTAAACTTCACCTAGTGCATCGTGAGTAGCTTCTACTTTATCAATTACGTTAGAAGAAGTGATTACACCTGTTACTACTGGAGTGATCTTCGCACCAGTAATTTCATCAGCAAGGATTTTTAAAAATCCGTTCATTGTATCAGCAGGGCCAGTACCCGCAGCATTGTATACGCCCTTGTAAATTGCCTTCAGGCGCATGTTCTCTCTGATCTTGCTGTTGATGTAATCAAAGATGAATTTTTCGAAAGGCATGTCTAGCGGATCAGAAGCCTTCTTCATCTTACCTAACCATGTCTTCTCAAGTAACCACGGCTCAAGTAAGAGATCAACTTTGCAATCACGCACCTTTAAAATACGTGCGCCGAATTTCAATGCATCTTCAGTAGGGTTAAAATCTTTGTCAGCACCAGGTTGAACGATATCCGTAATACCAATATTAGGTAAAGGAATCTCATCTGTAACATCATCAAGAACTTCCATCCCTTCAGTAAAATCTTCATCAAGTAGGACTTCAGCTGCAAGCTCGTCTCTATGCTCCCTATGATAATTACCAAGCGCTGTTGCAAGTGCTGTAATGTCAATCGAATCTAAAGCATAGCCTTTAGCTTGTACCTCTTGAATTATAAAGTTTCTATAAGCACTTAATGCCGCAAAACCTGATCCTGCTGCAAATGCAACATTAACGTCACCGGTTAGTCCACCTAGGAAAAAACCTACTGCGAAAGTGAGAATCAACCCCACCACCTTTAACAACACATTCTTCATTTTCTATTCTTCTGTTTTAAGTCCTATTCTTTTCGCAGCTTTTTTCTCCCAGCTGTGCGTTGGCTGTTTCCCTGCATACTCATGACCTTTGTCATTCTTTCCTGCCACTATAGTGGCTTCAGCTGCAGGCTTGTTCTCAAGTTTCGCTTTAGCATCAGTCAACTGGCGTTTCAAAGAAGATATAACCGTGTCCTTCTTCTTAGCTTCAGCCTCAAGCTTTGCCACGCGTGTACTCAGCGAAGTGACTTGAGCATGAGCCTTTGCGCTTTCGCTTTCCTCAGTCTCTGTTTCTTCTTCCTCCGATGCTTCTGCTGCCAATACCCAATTATCATTTTCAGTGATAGCGGGATCGGTTGGAGGCTCATTGCCCTCGTTGTTATCAGTCTTTGTATCGAAGTTCCTGATGTTACCTTCGCTGTCAGGGTGATTGCAACTTGCTCCATCTCCTGAGCCATCAGTATTGAATACAAGTTCTTCAGACCATGCTACGCCTTGCGACTCTGCTGCAGTTGGCTCTTCTTGTGCGGGAGCTGCTTGTTCAGCATTCACCTTCGTAGTCTTCTTTCCTAAAAAGTTAGCTGCGATCTTATTAAATTTCATTTGCCTATTACTTGATTTTGATTTCGTGGTTGGTGAGCTAACCAGTTCTGCTGCTTTATTGATTGCATCGTGGATGGAGCCGATGCTATCAATCATGCCATGAGCAAGTGCATCGGAGTTTTTAAACATTTTGCCAGTGAAGATCTCTGCTTCAGGATTGAGGCGATCGCCTCGCCCTTTCTTTACTGTTGAGATAAAATCCTTTGTGATGGCAGTCAGATCAGCGACGATCTCCGCTTCCTGGTCCTCGGTTAGTTGCTCGATAGAGTTTACACGAGCTTTGTCTTTACTTTGACTCGCGCGTATGATTTTAACCTGGCCTATGTTCTCTTCTATGTAGGTGCTCCAGTTCTCGTGTATGTAAAGAGTACCAATAGATCCGAACTCTGTTGGATTGTTCTTGTTGCCTACAATCCACCGGGCTTGGCTGGCCACCCAATAAGCAGCGCTAGCAACCGTACCATCGCCAAAAGCGACAATCGGTTTCTTGCTGTTCTTGATGGCCAGGCCAAATTCATTCGTCCCATCTACCGTTCCCCCCGGGCTTTCAATATCCAGGACAATGGCAGCGATGTCTTCATTCTCGTTTAGCGCTGCGAGCTCATTCGAATAATCACGCATCCCGTAACTACACAATTCGCCTCTTTTCGTAAGTGCTCCGAGCACCGAGATAATTGCTACCTGCTGTCCTGACTTTGATTTAACTGCTCTTGTACTAACATAACTTCCAATTTGTCTTGCTTCAATTCCGTTGTACCGTACTGCTTCCTTCTTTTCCCTTTCACGGGAATCAATTCGATAAGCTGGCAGTGTCATCTTGCCGCTGATCATCGCATCATAGATAATAGGTGCGCGTTCAGCCAAAGATTTTTCCAGCAACCAAGTGCGGTACGAAAGCAAATTTGTGAGCTCTTGTATCATTTCAGGATACCAAATTAGAACGGCTCCTGCAGGTACTTTAGGACGTGAGCTAAGACGCTTAGAACGCCTGAATTTCGCACTATTCTGTTCCTTCGGGCTTATCGCTAAACAAACTTTAATCGAAGCCTTTGTTACATCAAAAAATAAATATCATAATACATTTGTATTATGTAATACAAATGTATTATCTTTACAGCATAATAATTCACAAACAAAAACTTATCAAAGTCATGGAAACAACAACAAACAAAGAAACAATCACATTTGGTCAGCACACTATTGTAAAGGATTACGATAAGTATACTGTCATCATCACTAAGCCCTCACCACGCTCACGCATGGGCATCAAGGTAGTAGCTCACTACTCATTCAGATATAACGACATATCGAAGAGCATAATGACAATGAACTTGTTCGTTGATAAATTCATTCAGACAGAGACAAACACTGCATTAGCTAAAGAACAGGCTAAAACAGCATTAGCAGTGGCAAGGAAGAACTTTAACAATCCGTACGTGATTGGACAGATCCTTTATAACTCATGGGGATACGATCAAACAAACGTTGATTTCTACCAGGTTACGAAAACCGAAGGAAAGACAGTATTCGTATGTAAAGTGGCGCAACATGCTACTGAGAGCGAAAACATGTCGGGAAAAACGATGCCAGTTAAAGATTCTTTTATTGGAGAGGAGATTAAGAAAGTTATCCAGGTGCGCATGTATAACAATAAAACGAGCTCATATATCAAAGGCCTTTCCGAATGGGACGGCCAGCCAAAGTACTACTCTTCATATCATTAAAATTTAAAAGTGCCACTAAAAGTGAGTGGCACTTATTTTTTATCTATCACATTTAAACGACAATATCATGGAAGTTCAATATTTAGCCGTAGGTCAAATTGGTCCAGTATTCGTGTTTGGTAACTTTTTAGGTTACGGTTGTGACATACAATTGCACATCTTTCATATCCACTATAACTGATTCGACTGTTAATACGATTGTATTATATTTGTTGCTCAGGGTGTTTCCTTGATAAGTTCATTCTGATAGGATGGCCGGACCGATAACCGGCCTTTTTTTATAACCGAATGCCATGGATGATTTAAAGAGAATAACCCAGCTTATTGAAAAATGGAGTTTGAATAAGGCCTTTCTCGCAAAGAAGCTCGGAATGCTTCGCGGGACATTCAACAATAAGATCAAACCCGATCACTACACTAAGTTCAGCGAACAAGAGGTAGAGAAGCTTAAAGGTATTTTGATTAAAATGAGAGAGGATTTAAAAGATTTATGAATTCTCACTCGGTATTTCTTTAATCGTTCCATCTGAATTAAAAGGTCTAAAGCCCTGCCCCTTTTTCGTTCCACCTAGCTCTTCACATCGGGCAAAGGCGCCATTCAAGGCGTGCATGTATTCAGTGAAGCCAAGGCCATGATCTTCAACTGTTGGGATATTGTAAAACATTAAATATTCTGCGGGCTTGTTTATCATGTAATCCACACGTGCTGAAGTAAGAAGCCGCTCTGAAGAATCTTTAACTATCTTCACCACACTTACATAAATTTCACGAGCCTTCTTGTTATTGGCCGCACCAATTACTTCCAACTCAATAAAATTACCGTTATGAAGAAATGAACAGGAAGTTTTTTCCTCTGTGTGCATTATTGTGATGTCTTTACCATCATAGTGAATTATTGTCTGCATGTCGGATTAGAGTTTAGCGAAGTGTATCGAGATTCAAAAGTTTATAATCGGCATGAGCCGGATTAATGTCGTTTGCTGAGTAGTTATTTAAAATAACTGTTCTATTCTGAGGGGACCAATCCTTTATTTTGTAGGTCCCTGAGTCGTTAATAATCTCCTCGAAGTTTAGGTACAACTGGCAATCAGTCATTAATTCAGGTGTGGCGTTTCCTGCTAAACCGTTGTTAATAATGTCGAGTACCTGCGGTTGTGTTAAAGCACCTTTGTATATGGATAGGTGAAATAAGAAGCCGTCTAAATTGTTGGTGTTACCTGCAAAAGAGTTTTGTGCGTCAGTGCCTATATACAAATCTGAGTTACCGACTTCGTCCCATCCATAAGGGTCTAACATCTGCACTGTCTGACTAAACAAACCATTTATATAAGGTACGTTTACCCCGCTACTTTTTGCGACTATTACGACAAAGTTAGGTTTACTTGTATCGTAGTTTGCGAAGTCTACCAAGCCTGAAGAATTATTTAAGCTTAACGAAATGTCATAAGCAAGGGCAACTAAAATAGGTGTACTGTACAGTAACTTTGCTTTAGTGTTACCATTGTCACGTTTAGTTAAAAAACGTTCAGTACCTATTTGGGTTACCTGCGAAAATCCTAAAATATACGTGTAGCCTTTTTCTTTAGTTGGGTTAAAGTTCGCTACCGATAAAAAATTGCTGTTAGCTCTAACCAGACGCAAAGCCTTTCGTCTTTCCGGCAATCCCGTTGATTGTTCTATTCTAAGCGGTTGGTCTGTTGCTGGGGTAAAATTGTATAACTGTGCGTGTCTATTATTGCCTGAATTATCTCGGACGAAGTAGTTTGTATTAAAGAAAACATCACCAAAATTTAAGTCAAGTTGAATGTTACTAATTGATTTATAGTCATCTGATCCTGCGCCGTTTTCAATTAGTTTTATTTCACGTCCACTTACTGGCTTATCTAAAAACACTGCTCGTGCTATACCCTGATTAGAGTACAACCCATTCGCTGCATTCTGCCACAAGAAGCGGAAAAATGGAAATCCTAAATTTACATTCGGTATGTCAGTTTCTATGATACCGTTTTGAATTGCCTTTGTATTTGTCCCATCATAAATAAGCCATATTTTTATAATGCCCGGCGTGGTGCCTGTGTTTATAATTTGCGAACCATTGTAATAAAACTGTATGTTAGCAGAACCTACAAAAAAACAGGCAAACCCCGCATTAGTTTCTGAAGCTGAGAACACAGTTCTAAATGCTGGGTTTTCTAGGTTCATGTTACTAGCTTCTAAATACAAGGACCATTGTGTAGGTGCTGCACTATACACGGGTACTTGTGAGTAAAGGTTGATGCCATTACCCTTAAGAAAGTTAAAGCCTTTTTTGCTCTCACTATATAAGTTCTGATAAGCCGATTGTAGTAGTACGTTGTTACTGCCTACTTCACTTGCACTGTAGTTTACTAATTCTGCATGCTTGGCTCCCAACTTTGTTACCTTAGCGTAGTTGTACTGTTCTACAACGTCAAACGCCACGGCGCCAGAGTTTTGATTTAGCGGGTAATGCCCTGTTACATTTGAGTGTAGGCTTGGTGGTATAATGTTCGTGTGGTGTAAAGTTTCCAGTTCTTTTTCACCAGGCTTAATATCTAAAAATATTACATTTCCTATGTAACCGTCAAAAGATAACCTGTTTAAACCCGCGTATAGATAACTAGAACCAATGTATAAATTTTGTGTGTAGGTAATTAGAAGCGGGTTACTAGTAAAGGTAGTGCGTACAGTGGCACCATTGTTTATTTTACACGAAACGTAAGTATTAGCACCGTCAAAAGGTTCGTAAATAATTGTTACCCTGTACCACTTATGTACATCTAGTAAGGGTAGTAATACTTCAGTTAACACAAGTGTAGAACTATTAACACCAAATTGTAACCTAGCTTTACCGCTATTTGCTGTTGTCCGTAGGTAGAAGCCGCTACCGTCACCACCTGGCGAACCCCTACGCGTTATAATTTCACCTATTGTTTGTGGTGTATTTACATACAGTAGTAAACTAATACAAAACGGTGTAGCCCCGTTAAAATCAACAGGGTCAGCTATTGAAAGTACGTGCTGTGATGCTGCGTCAAATCTTAAAACGTTCTTAGTAGCTATTAAACTTTTATCTTCGTACGGTCTTAACCTAGACATTATGCAGTAGGGGTATAAATTAAAATATTCTCTTCACTTCCTGTACTTGTTATTGTAGCTAGGGACTTAATCCAGTATTTGACCCCGGCACTTTCACTGCCAGTAATGTTAGAGTTTATCCAAGTTTGTAACGCCGATAAGTTTGGATGTGCTACCCAGGTACTCGAAGAATCTAAACGACTTTCGTAAGTCACCGCGCTAATACCAGCTGTTGAACTTGCAGACATAGAAGTAATAACACCCCTAAAACTTAAAGCGTGTTCGGTAAATAAATTACTGTTGAACCTGAAGACAGCTAGACGACTGCTTACCCCACCGCCCCCGCCACCGCTACCAAATTTCTGCCATTTACCCTGTCCAAATTCTGTGAGTAGGTTAGTAGAATTAAACGGACGCGCCACATTATCCTTCAGCACATACAAGCCAGGCTCGCCATTGTTGTAGTACGTAATAAATAGACCTTCACCAATCAATCCTGGAGCATACGCTTTAATCGCTGATCCGGAGGAAGGTGATACTTCTTTCCAATAAGTGTTTTCGGTCTCACTAGGGTTTTTCGGAGGAGCGTGGTTTGCGTTATTGTTCGTCTTACTATTCCAAAATCTGAGTGCACCAGTTATGTCAGGGTAAGTGCAAAAGGCGCCATCACCAGTGCCATCCACGTTAAACACAGCATTGTAAGCCCACGCCGGAATTCCGGACGTAACGCTTTGTGTAATGAAGTCAACCAGGGTATCAAGTACGTCGTGCTCTTGTGCTATCGTTCTCCGTGATACAAGCTTCTGACGGAAATATAGTTTTAATTGTGCGCCGGTCATTGTGTTTTAAAGTATTCTGTAAATGAATAGTCACTTGTGATTTTCAATTTTTCACCTGGTTGTAAAATCGCAATTACCACATCGTTAAACTCTACAACAGATGGTGCTGGGCCTGTTGGAGCTGCAGGCATATCGGCTCGATAAAAAAAACTGTTATCTGGCCCGCTGTAAAAGAATCGGCATGTGTAGCCATGCCTTGCAGCAGTGCTTGTACCACTATCGTGATCAAATGCAAACTGTACAGGAGCCTGGATAGTACCGAATATTTTTTGAACTGTGTTCGGATATTGAAACAATACAATGAACTCATCTAATGAAGCTGTCTCAAACATGCTCCGCAGATCTTCACTGTCTCCAGTTACGAAAAATACAAGCTCACTTTCCTTTGATATACCTTCCCGTTTTTGGCTCGATACACTTGTAATTCCAGCGCTTTGATAGGACACTGCCCAATTATATGTGGATGCTCCTTCATTTAATTGTAATGCTCCGTATATTATTCCACTAACTGGTTGGGGAATGATCTTCACGTCTGCCTTTCGGACTACCTGGAGTTTAAGCACGCCTCCCATGCGGGTACCAGGCACGTGAGAAATGTTTTTTAAATAGGCCATTTGCATTTTATGTTGGCAAACTTCCTGTAATTACAAATGATATTTTAAGACGTGGACTTTTACAATCGCGTGGACGCGGGTGACTTAATATTTGTACGCGGCTGACTTAATATTTTCCTTTAAGCAGAGATAGCACATGAAGCAATACCTACTGACACTGCTGACTTAATTTTTGTACGTGGCTGACTTACTTTTTTATCGTAGTCTCTATTCTTCCAGCGATTCCAAAGTTTATAGGCTGCGTCACGGCTATATTCCGTTTCTTCTATGTCGTAATAAGCCAAGAAATCTTTTGATGCATTAAAAGGCCTGATACCGTAATGCTGAGCGGACAGGATCCACCCGATGAGATCTTCCTTAAATACTTTGTCCAAGAAATAATTGATGGTAACGAGTTTTGTAATTTTTGGCGATCGCAGAATCATGTCCTGGCTGAGTATCACACTTATTGTCTCTGAGTACTCGATATGCTTATCAATGAAATCTTTTTTTCTTCCGTCGATAATGATACTCATGAACTGCTTACCGAGTAGCGTGTCCTCTTCAACTTTGTATGGACCTTTGTTTCCTTGATAGAATTTTTTCGCCAGATACTTTTTTAAATAAGCAGATACCGGCACTTTAAATTGATTCTGCACAAAACAGCCTTTCCCTCCGTGGCGCTTAAAAGTTAGTGGACACAAGTTTATCCATTCCCTTTATAGAATACCTTGCATTCCAACGGGTTTGTTTACGGCTGTAAGGATTTTATAAAAATTGAACTTAAGTTCATTACTCCGGCCGCTTGTATTTATTCATGCTAAGAATTCTACAAGTATTGTTTGATGAGCACGTTCATCACACCTACACTTACATCATCAATTCTACACGATATTATTTGGCTCTCAATGTAAGTAAGTGTAATGCGAGGTTCACCAAGATCAAAAATTCGCCTCATTGTCTTCATGTGCCTGGCGTTGCGGTGGTCAAGACCTAGGGGAGTTGCATGGGCAGCAAGACAGCAAATGATTTGAAAAGGACTAAGATCTTTCCATTCTTTTGTGATCTCTGTCATAACAGTTGAGCTTATTTTTTATTTTGGTTCTACAAAGTATTGCTGGACGAGCGCTTTTTTACCGTTCCTATCCGAGCTCATGCAGGCGATGATCAGTTTATCTTTCGGGCAAGTCTTGACAAGTTGAACTACCAGGTGAATTCGCTCATCACACAAATCCTTGTAAAGAGACCATAAAAATTTTCCTTTTAATTCATATTCACGCAACCTACTGAGCGTCTCGTAATGATTGTCTCTTACAAGCTCTACCAAGAAAGTTGCGGCGCCAATATTGCCATCCGCCAAATGTATTACATCTTGAATATTCATAATTTGGCAAGTTCTTCAAGCACCCTATCTTTCATTTGGTGACGGACAATCTGGTTATATGTAACTGTAATGGAGTCCGCAAAAACAAGATCCGCATCACCGCAACCGTAGTCGATATCCGGATATCCAACTTTGTTAAGCTTGGCTTCTACAACATCTATCGGCATTAGTCCTTGGAGCTTCTCTTTTATCTTGTCCATTCTTTTGCTCCAGTTATCATCTGCTTCAAATGATACAATTATTTTAAGGTTCTGAAACATATGCATTAGTCCCAGTGTAAGGAAATGATTACGTACCTAATACCGATGTAGGTCACATTCCAAGCATTCGTTCCAAACAGATCGGGCTTCTTTGCAGCAAGTTTTGTATAGAACTCGTCTGGTGCAACATCTGAATACTCATTCAGTATAGCCGCGAAGTGCGATAATCTTTCGCCATCGTACAGCGAAATCTTCTTCGCTTTTGCCAATGTTATTTCATAATAATCACTCATGATATGGTTGATGTTTTGCCATTGAGATGTACTTGTGCTTTATTGATTGGGTTCTCGGCGCAGTGGCCCTTGTGGGCATTCAAAGCGCGCGGATTTGGTTGAACCACTTTACAATGAGGGCAGGTCAGCTCGCGCTGAAACTCGTCTACCTTTGATCGAAGTTGATTCACTTCTCGTTCACGCTCCCTCAGCGCTGATTGAAATTCATTCAGTCTTGATTCACGTTGATCCAGTGTTGACCGAAGTTGATCCACTTCTGATTGAACCTGGGCGAAAGCTGATTCAGTTTGGACCAACTTTGATGGAATGTCGATCTGCGCTTTCCTTTCAGCCCATTTTGCGTAAAACAATTCGGCATAAATCCAGTTGATCGTGGCCACCAGAATCCCTACAAACCAGCGCATGGCTATTACCAGTCCGGTTTGGTCAGTGTCAAAAGCCTGGATAAAGAAAAGCACTATGATGCCGCTGGCAAGTGCCATTACTACAGGTATACCTTTCCAGATATATTCCTTGTTACAGGTTGTAATAAGCACTGTGAGCTCCCAGGCCAGGGCTATTACCCAAGTAGCAATCTGCTTCTCCCAGGCGGACATTGAGGAAGGAAAGACTTCTATAAACAACGTATGGCTGAAGAAAATCATACCGGCAATAACCATAAGCAAGACGAAGATCACAGCGCCAAGGCTTGTTATTGCCTTTGCAACCTGGTCAAAAAAGTGGGTGGTTAGGTTCATCGTTCTAAGGTTTAAAGTTTCGTACATAAAAATCCTTGGGCACGGTAGAACGACATTGCTTCATGGTCATACTTTCCCAACCATTGCTCCGGCTCTATGGCAATGCTGTCAATCGTCCGGGAGTACTTGTTCACGCACATTGTAAAAAAGATAACGCGTAATCCGTCATCTGATTCCTTGTCGAAGTAATATACTTCAACGCTTGTCCAGTCGATTGTCTGGCTTGCTTTATTTAGCTCAGCAACCTGCTCTGGCTTCGCTTTAGGAAGTAGTTTCTTCCTTGTCTTGTTCTTCGTTTTAGATTTCATGAGCCCCGTCTTAGTTAAGTAATGATTTTGAATAAGGATCAAGCACGAAAATGATATTCTGCCGGGTGTGACTGCGCTGAACTTTCTGCAGTAGTCTCACAAGCATGTAGCAATGGTACCGGTTAAAGCTAAGGCGTGTTGTTCTCCGGCCATTGCGAAGCATAGTATTAAGTCTCCTTTGAAGGAAGTCATGGTATTGCAACAATGAATAGTGATGATCAATATGCTGATTATTCAATATTCTGTAGTTACGGTCATCCAGCTTGCAACTCATCAAGTATTGTTCGATGGCGTTTTGTAGGTCAACCAAAGCTTGCGCTTCCAATTCCAGCCGAGTAACAATTTCTCTCATGACACTACCATTTTTTAATTCTCGCTAATTGTGAAAATATGAATCTCAACTTCAGCGATATGCCTAAACACTGTACCCCATACGTACACCGGCATAACCTTGACCGATGAAAGAAATGTAAATGTTGATGTCATAACAAAGGTTTGTTTTAGTTAATGATCTGGTATACCAATGTTAAAGCATATGCGCCTTGTAGATCATGAGGACCGTTGCCATATGGTATATCTGGATATCCATTCCTGTGAAGCTTGGCATCAACTATATCAAGAGGCAACATAGAAGAAATAGTAATCTTGATTTTTTCGCGTCTTACTTCAACAGGCTCATCTTCATTAAAGCTTATAATAGTGATGGTAGTCATGGGTTAAAGGGGTTTTAATTGCGATTCTTTTCTTAACGAGGGCAAAAATTGCCGCACAGGATTTTGTTGAATTCGAATTTCAATTTCACCATTCTCGACTTCACACAATCCTATTGCATACTTTTCCGCGTCTGTTATAAACCAGGTATCTTTCCTTGGAATAATTTGTTCAAGTGCCTTTTGCAGAACTTCAATTTTTCTATCCAGAGGCCGCAGAAGCGTTTTGAACTTAATGTCAACTTCAATCTTTTTTATGCTGGCAGCTTCATACTCTAAATGATATTTTCGCCACTCCGACATTGTATAAACTTCCTGTTCGGGAGGAAAATCGAGTTGCGGATAGTCAGCCATTATCGCGTTACGATCTTCCAATACCGTGAAAAGCTGATGCACAATCTCTTCAAAACTTGATTTGTTTTCTTCCGCTTTTTCTTCGAAAGTTGCCATATAGCTCAAAACATTAGACACCTGGTTGAAGCGTTGCATACGCTATTAATTAGGTCTGATCTGGATGGTCCTGCTACCATTGGGAAAATACTTGTTGATGTATTCTCGCATAAAGTGGTCGATTTGCTCAATGGTATACTTCCCTTCTGCCCTGAGTTTAACGGCGAAGAACTGCACATCTTCCCTTGACAAGAACCTTGGCTTGCTGTAATCCAGCGGATCCAGCTTTTCAGCCCTTGTGGTAATGTATAAGGCGCTACGTATTGCTGTAGGCGTTGAGTTGCTTCTCATCATGCTGTAGAACCTTACCATGAACGAGGTCAGCCGTTTGTCTGCCATGAACTTTGATGATGACCATTGCGGAGCGTAATAGTCCAGGGTAAAAACGTGCTCATATTCCTTCGCACTATAGTTTACAATTCGGTAGTACTCCAGGTAGTTTGTCGGTGTGATTCGGGGATCCGTTGTGTTCTTGTCCAGGTATCCCGCTTCAAAGTCCCGTATGATCCAGTTGATCAATAATTCGATTTTATCCCGTCTCTCTTCCATCCCGATTTTTTTTGAGTAGCCTGTAAGCTCAATGCCGTTTTGAAGTCTTATAACTCGGAAGTAGGTGCTATTATGCTTGTCCCATTTTTTCTCGGCTCTTGACGGCTTTGTGATTGTATTGTCCTGCATAAGATTTAGGTTTTAGTGTTTTGTTCGATTGGTCTTTCTCGGTGCGGCGCATTTTCTCCTAACTGTTTATAGTTAACATTTAAGGTTAACCTAGAAAGACGCTATAGAAAACATGCTACAGTGAACATTTGTAAACAGCTTTTTTTAAGCAGTTTTTTCCCAAACAGTAAACTGCTAATGTTGTTAAAGCTTTGCGTTCACTTTTGGCAATACCGTCCCGTGAAGCTCTTTTTTTGAAGTGCCTCAAAATGAAAAAACGATTCTCAGGGCTGTCGCGAACAGTCAAAAAAATCGAATAGCCATATCGTTGTTTGGAATTACGGAGCTCTTGTTGTCATAGGTTTCTTGATTTTTGATTTTAGGAATTGAACTTGTTTGCCTGAGCTTCTTTCTTCAGGCGCTCAAGCTCTTTGTTAGGTATGCGCCATCGGCCTCGATCCTTTGAGGGCTGATTGGCTTGTATCTTGCCCAGCTCACACAGTCTCCGAATGGTTCTGTCTGAGAGGTTTAATTCTTGCGCTACGTACTTTACAGACACATATCTTTTGCCTTCAGGCTTTAGCCCATCAACTTGGGTGCGCACAATCTGTAGCTCATAACGCGCTGCCTGTACGTCCAGCCTTAGCTGTTTTATTTCCTGAAGCAATATGTGTGTGATATCACTCATGCACTGCTATTGCAAAGGGTTGGGAACTTGGAGATTGGAATAGTGTGTAAAAGAAAAAACCCATGAACAAAGTCACGGGTTTTATTGGTAGCCTTCCGAGCCGTCCAACTCTAGCTAAGCCAAATGTGAAACATTCAAACTTAACGATGCGAGTATCTTCTGTATGTAAGGTTCTTCTTGTCATCAATTAACATTTAAATGCCTCATTGGTTGTTAGCTAGCAGTACGGGTTCGGAAGATGCTTCAAAACAAACCAAAAATTGCTTTAAAAGCAAGTTAAATTTTATTTCTAAACATTTGACAAAAGGTAATGAATTGATTTCCAATCAATTTAAAATTTAAACTTTGCGGCCGTGGATATACATATCGGCAAAGAGATTCACAAAATCTATAAGCAAAGAAGGTTTGGACAGGCGGAATTAGCCCAACTGATTAATACAAGCCCCCAAAATGTGCATGCGCTTTTCAAAAGAAAGTCTATTGACACTTCACAGTTACTGATCATAAGTAAAGCGCTGAATTTTGACTTCTTTTCTTTGTACTCTAAGGAGTTAACGCTGGAGAAAATTAATAGTGCTCAGGGTAGTCTTCTGGATGAATGCAAGAAAGAAAAACAGATATTAGAAGATAAATTTAAGCTGCAAACCGAGAATGCTACAAATCAACGTAAGTACATCGAGATGCTTGAAGATAAATTTAATTCGAATGATCAGTATAATAGGGGCATTATCGAAAAGAAAGATGAACTAATGAAGAAGTTGCAGGACTATACTGCAGCACTAGAAAAAAAATTAGAGAAGTACGAGAAGAAATCTTAAGGTTTTTCTAAATTTCCATTCAGGAATAATTTTTTAACTTCCCCGATAATGGAAATACATATTGGGAGAGAAATCAAGCGCGTTTTAAGGAACAAAGAGATTAAAGCTGCTCACATCGCAAAGGTTATTAGCACCACTCCCCAAAACGTTAACGCACTTTTTAAAAGGCCATCTATTGATTCACATCAGTTGTTTATTATTAGCAAGGCTGTAGCCGTAGACCTTTTTATATTGTACTCGAGTAGGCTGCAAGCAGACAAAAACGAAGAAGTACAACGTGACTTGCTACAAGAATGCAAGCAAGAGAAACATTCACTTGAAGATAAATTTCAAATGTTAAATGACATTATTTTTTATCAACGAAAGTATATTGATGAACTTGAAAAAGAAAGAAATACGAGGGGTACTACTTCGAATCAACATTCTCCATTAGCAAAGTAATCAAGAGGCTTTCCATATTCATTAGCCTCATTTCGTGTTCAAACTGCTCTTTTGGCGTAAGGTATTTTTTCTTCGTATCATAAATGTCTCTCT